TATATGTCTTATCCGTCCTGGAAGCGCAAGTATTGGCGTGACATCCGTCACATCCAATCCGTGCGTCAGTCGCAGAACATCCCTAAGGGATGGCTGTACTATCACTTTGGCATCGCGCCAACAATCGCAGATATATCTGATGCCGCTAAAGCACATCAGACGAAACTAGCTGATTTGTTGTATGAATCTGCTCCTTTTGTGGTTGGTTATGCGAAACACACCTATCAAAAATCGACGATGAGACAGTTCGCGAAAGTGGACTACTCCTTTCTAAGGTCCGTTCGGGTTAAAATCCGGGTGTATCCGAAAGACACGATGATAGGTAAGTTGTCTGAGTTGGGTTTGACGAACCCGCCAGAGGCATTGTACAATCGTATGCCTTTCTCTTGGGTTGTTGACTACTTTTCTACATTCGGAAAGTGGTTAGGAGCTCTCGATACGTCCCTCGGTTGGAACTTCGCAGATAAGTGGGAAGAGTGCTGGCGTGTAAATGCTAGCTCGCTTATCACCCCTGTGAGTGGTTACGGCGGTGTAAAAATCGCTTTCCCCGTTGAAAAAGGTCTCATTAAGCACAAGAACATCACGAGAAATGTACGTGGTGATCTATATGGCCCAATGGGATCAATCCTCCCTACGTGGAAACGTAGGGGTCCGTCCATTCAGCAAGTATCTAATCTGCTGAGTGTCCTTGCAACGTCTATGCGTTCTACTATACGCCCCTAGACTTTCCAGAGGTATAGAAATATGGCTAAGTCCATCGTTGTCGCTGACGCGACGACTCCCACTCCCGTCAATCATATGTTCGTGCCGATTTCTGATGGCAACGAATCTCGCTACGTGAACGACGCCGGTGCCCAAACCCTTGCGGGTCAGGAAACCATCGGTTTCAACGTGAAACGTGCGACTGACGGGAAGAGTGCCAATGTGGTCCGGATGACCATGTGGGACCCTAAAGAGGTGCAGGGCCCATCAGGAACATACCTGGTGGATCATGGCAACAGTGCCGACACGCGGTTCAACTTCGCCCAAAAAGCGACGTTGCAAGAGCGTTTAGACACCGTCACTATGCACATCAACGCATTGACGACCATGAAGGATGACATCGCTGGTCTGTGGCCGCAGCTCTAATGAGCCGCGGTCCCACAGTGTCACGTAGTCACCCCCTTTCCGCTCACGCGGATGACCCCGATATCGTAAGAATAAGCGATATCGTTCGAGGAGTATTACAATGCTTTCGAAACCTCCTAGCCCTTACAGGGCTTCTTTTGATTGTGCTTCTTTTGACCTTGGATCGCACCTCAGACATATCTTTGATATTGTCGGGTTCGACCCCTCGGAGCCTACCGAAGTCGGCAAACCAGGATCCTACCACGGCCAATCAAGGCGTGGTGGTTCTTCCTATTCGTTCGCCATAAAGCATTTCGGCCGAGAGGTCATGACTAAGTTCGACGATGAAAAGTCGGAAACGGATGTCATGAAAACCAAGGCTGCTCTCCGTCGTTTTGAGGAGGCAGAGGAGTTGTGTGCCGCTACCAACAGGCGTTTTCACAAGTACTTTCTAGGCCACCGTCCCGCAAATGAGCGGGTCTCGCGTACGATGGTTCGTGCACGGGAGAAAATCGGCAACCTGTTGTCACAAGTGAATTGGTCGCGGGTCAGAGAAGGGTGTACCTTTACGTCCGGTAGCAGTGTTACTCTACCGAGGAGTCGAAGTACAGCTATACACAAATACTCGACTAAAGTCGAGAGCACAAACCACGCTTTGAGTACCGTGTCTGAGATATTCTCTCAGATCCCTGCGTTAACGGGAGGCATTGCCGACGGCTCCGGGATTTTGATCGTCCCGGGGAACAAACTCACCTGTGTTCCGAAGAACTACAAGGTTCACCGCATGATTGCCGGTGAAGCCGACGGTAATATGTATGCGCAGAAGGGGCTCCACCAGGAGATCCGACTGTTGCTGCGTCACGTTGGCGTAGACCTAAGTGATCAAACAACTAATCAGGATTTTTCCCGACTTGGGTCAAAGACTGGTTTGGTCGCGACGGTTGATATGAGCATGGCCTCCGATACGGTATCTTATTCCGTTGTTGAGTGGTTTCTCAGCCTTGTTCCCGAAGTCTTCGACTACTTAGATAAGTGTCGGAGTGCTAGCGGGAGGTTCGCTGATCGTGTGGTAACATACGAAAAGTTCAGCTCTATGGGAAACGCAACAACATTCGAGATCGAAAGCCTGATTTTCTGGGCCTTGGCCGCGAGTGTTTGTGACGTTGAACACGCTGATTCACGTTTTGTTGGCATTTACGGCGATGACGTCGTGCTGCCAAATAGATGCGTACCTCTTTACTTTGAGGTTCTTGAGGAATGCGGCTTCAAACCTAACGCCGATAAGACGTTTTGGGATAACGGCCGCGTTCACGCGCAACTATTCCGTGAGAGTTGTGGAAAACACTACTTCAACGGAGAAGACGTAACACCTGTCTACATCCGCAAACAGCCCAAGTCCCTGCTTGACTACTTTCACCTTGTGAACAACTTGGTTCGGTGGACAAGACGGCTTGAGCAACTTAGCGATGCCCCCTGCCTTCAACGGCTGTGGGATTACATAGCTAAGCTCAGGGAAAACACTCCTGAGCAGTGGGTGAAACCTCGGATCCCCGATGGCTTTGGGGATGGTGCCTTCATCGGCACGTTTGACGAGTGTGCTCCTTCGACTTTCAAGGGACGTAAGTCCCAGTGGGTTGAGGGGTACCGAGTTGAAGTCCTTACCGAACGCTTTGATCAAGCGATCGGGAGGTCGGCGGCTGGCTTCCCGCTTAAGCGGGGCAGAAAGAGCATGTATATCAATGGTCGAAAGACTGTGGTGTCTGTGTTAACTCCTGTAGAATCGAAAGAGGAAAAGAAAGCTGTCGCATCTGTAACACCGCTTGGCTTCGCACTAGCTTCTCTAGAAAAACTTGAGAGATGTGCTGACCAAACGATGGTGCGGGACATGCTTCGTCGCGTTGGGCCTCAGATCGTTGCACTGATCTATGCCAGACGTAACTTAGCAACCGAGGGCATGTCGATTGAACTTAAATCGACGCGCCAGGTTGTACCTGCGATGCTGACAATTCCGTTGTCAGTGTCCTGGTA